GAAGAGAACGGGGAAAAGAATGATGGAAAGAATAACCAAAAACATGGGGATGACAAAAATGGAAATCAAGAAGAAAATAAGAATAACGGAAGTCACAAACTTAATTTTAAAAATGATTTCCTCTTATCGAATAACCTGGTAGAACACCTACATGAATTTTGTAATTATGAAGGACCTGAAAAAGAAAACATCAAACCATATCCCCACCCTAATTTAAGAGCTTTATCTACTGCTTATCATAATTATAGCATATTAAGTTGCAAAAATAATGTAGTAGACCATGCAGCCAAAAGACCAAATGCTAATACTCCAAAACTTAGTAACAATCGTATAATATGGAGAACTAGGCCAAATATGTGGAGTCTCGATATGGACTACGTTAGAAAGCATGCTGATGTTAAATTTGATGATAAAGACGCGATAGACATCGCCAAAGTGAAGAAAGGTTATGATCATGTACTAACGGACGTTATATACTATTTCGACAACGCTTATCTTAACGATTTCTTAACAAATGCATTAACCGACAGTTCTTCAACTGAAGATGGTAATACCATCTTTGTTAATTATATTAGGTATCCAAATAAACCTGGCATATACCATTATAATAATAACGAGGGTTATGCAATTGTAACAGATTCAGGTATGGTCAGGTCATATGTCAAAGGCAACCCGAATCATTACGAACATATGGTAAGACACTTAAACCCAGGATTATACAGATATTCACAAAATGTCGTCATAAGTGTAGCAAGGATCATGAGATATGAGATAGGCCATGAAATAACGTATGAATGCATTAATATAAGGAGGGTTAAATATAACCAAAATCTGGATGCCGCCATTCGGTACGATCTAGGCATCGAGGTGAAAATGGATTTGGAACTACTTCAGATGCCTGTCGTTGATAGAAAATTTTACGATAATAACGATAGGCTAGAATATTTCAGAGGTTGTAAAATTAAATCTCAATACCGGTTGGCGTTGCCACATTTGGACGAGAACTTCCATCATCTCTTAAACTTAAGACCAGGGGAAATTCTAGAGATGAAGAAAACTTTCGTGAATGCAGTGAGATTATTTCGTCGAGATTCGAAGATTTATCGAGAAGTTTATAGCGATAATTTGCTAGGGCTATATGCATATCAATCATTTATATTAATGGAAGAAACGACAACTCCAATGATTGATCATTTGCAGAGCTATAAATCGACTAAAGTTGAATCGAAGTGGAAAAAATTGTTCCGATTCACATCATTCTCTGGTACCTCATTCCTTATTTCAAGAAAACTCGTTGACAAGTACGAATCATTACCGACTTTATTCGAAGTGATGATGGGGCAGAGAAGAACCGAACAGGAAGCAGAAGAACTCAAGAGAACTCTAAATACTGGGTCTACTGTTTTGAGAGCTAGCTGGAGATTCTTGAAGAAAAGCTTTAGCAACTGGGCTATTGAAAAAGAAAAAGCAAGAGCGCGTTGCAAGCAAGATGAGTGGAATGATTCTATAGGTGGCTTTTTCGGTCTGGACAGGGTAAAATTTGAGGACAAAAATTCGATAAGACTCAGTTCTAAAGATGTTTTTGTAAGAAGCGTCAAGGTCATTGGATTAAGTATATTATTAACATATGCAGCTTACAAGATTAGGGACTATATTATAGGTGCTAAAGGTAGAATTGATATCACTTATCGTAATGGAGAACATCAAAATTCAAAAATCGCTACAGATGACGTGAATGATAAAGAAAGTAAAGTGTCGTCACTTAAGAGATTAATAAACGGTGTGTGCAAATATTCTATCGCTTGCTATAATAAAATTAACTCTGGAGTGAAGAAAATACAAAAGAAAAGAGATGATTACGTGAGAGAACGAGAAAGATTAAATAACTCCAAATTACCAGAAGATGATGTAATAAACGGTAAGCAGAATGCAATTGTGACAAATGAAAAACCGGCTACCGCGGTTGGAGAAGCAGCTGAGAGAGTGAATCATAGAGCTGGTGCAAAGAATTATCGATTAAAAGCCAAAATCAGGAACTCAATATTGCGACGTGCGGAAATTAAAGCCTCAAAAGAAAACTTGGTGCCTTTGGAAAGCATACATTATGATTTGGAAAACGCAACAAGAAGAGTAGCACCTTTCGAAAATTCATTATTAACCTCTAACACGAGTAAAATGAAACTAGATTGCACTTGCAGGACTATGTATTATAAACTGGATAGTACTGAAGTTACACACTTTGGGTCATGTGCGTATAATACGATAGCAGCGTTACTAATGCGACAAGCTTCAGTTCTGGAATTTGCGCATAAGGAAACGTTAGAACATTTTAAGGTATTCGTTGATAATTTCATCGCAGAAAGACACAATAAAATCGAAACATGGATTATAGATGAAGCCCCAAATTATAGTCTAGACGCATTCTTCGATAGTTTGGAAGCGCCAAAAAGGAGATTATACCA